AGCAGTAGTTAGGAATGAACAGCAAAGACTTGCCCAACAGCAACAATCTGAGCAACAGGCCTCTCTGCAAAACCATCTCCGTCAAGAGTCTGAGAAGTTAACCAGTTTGATTCCTGAGTTAGCCACTTCACAGGGTGATGCGGTTCGGAAACAAATCCGTGACTATGCGAAGTCTATTGGGTGGACAGACCAAGAACTCGGTCAACTATATGACAGTCGTGCTGTGGTGACTTTGTATAACGGGATGAAGTATCAGCAACTTCAAAAGAGCAAGCCAGAGGTAAACAAGAAACTTTTAGCTGCTCCTAAGATGATGCGATCAGGAACTTCTGCCCCTCCTACTAAGTCGTCAAGTGATAAACAGGCGATGCAAAGGTTGCGTGAGACAGGAAAAGTCTCAGACGCTGCCAAAGCATTTGAACGATTCTTTTAATTTTGGAGTTTTAAAATGGCTACCTATCAAACATATACCGCTATCGGTATGAGAGAAGACCTTTCGGATGTTATCTACTCGATTTCACCAACAGATGTTCCATTCATGTCTTCCATTGGCAAGACTAAGGCTACTGCTGTTCTGCACGAGTGGCAGACAGACAGCTTGGCTGCTGCTACTTTGGACAACTACGCAGTCGAGGGTGCAACAGCATCTGACGCTACCATGTCTCCAACCACTCGTGTTGGCAACCGCACTCAGATCGCCCAGAAGACTGTCAAAATCTCTGGCACTTTGCAGAGCGTTGACAAGGCTGGTCGTAAGTCTGAAAAGGCTTATCAGTTGGCTAAAGCCTCTAGCGAAATCAAGCGCGACATGGAAACAACCCTGTTGAGCAACCAAGTTGCTGCTAACGGCAACAGTTCTACTGCTCGTAAAATGGGTGGTCTGCAAGCATGGTTGAACAGCAACTATGATGGTGGCACTTCTGGCGTGGCTGGTGACTTGGGCACTACTGCTCGTACCAACGGCACTAACCGCACTTTCACAGAAGACATCTTGAAGACTGTTATCCGTGAAGTTTACGCTTCTGGTGGCAATCCCAAAGTGTTGATGGTTAACCCTGCACACAAGCAATTGGTGTCTGGTTTTGCTGGTATCGCTGCACAGCGTTTCATGGCCCCATCCAATGCTCCTACTACCATCATTGGCGCGGCTGATGTCTATTTGAGCGATTTCGGTACAGTTTCTGTTGTGCCTAACCGCTTTATGACTTCTACCAACTCATGTGATGATGTTGCATTTATTGTTGACCCTGACATGGCCGCTATTGCTTATCTGCGCCCATTCCAGACCAACGAGTTGGCTGTTACTGGCGACAATGAAACTACACAATTGTTGGCTGAGTTCACCTTGGAAGTTAAGAACCAAGCTGCTCACGGCATTTTGGCTGACCTCACACCCTAATCTGGTGTAACCCCGAAAAATGCCTCAGACTTAAACCTCTGGGGCATTTTCTTTTCTAGGCAAACTGATAGAATTAAGGTATGGAAAACATTAGACAAACTGCTGTTCATGCCGATGGCGAAGGTGGCATCGTTATTCAGACTCGTCAGGATGTGTCTGACATTGTTGAACAGAATAAAAAAGAATATAACTCGTATGACGAGAGAGCAAGATGGTCTGACCAACTGTTTGGTAATAAGGTTGCATCTATCCCAATGACAGTTATTGATGACCTCAACAAAGCTGGAATCATGCGAGGTTTTGCTGTTCTTGATGACAAGCGTTTTGCTGCTTGGTTAAATGACCCAATGAATCGTGCATGGCGCACTAGAACAGGAGTAGTATGAGTTTCGCAACTTACTCTGACTTAAAGACCTCTATCGCAGGTTACCTTGCTAGATCAGACTTGACTAGCCAGATTCCAGACTTCATTACCTTTGCTGAGAACCGCCTCCGCAGAGAACTAAGAATTCGTCAGATGCTCAAGTCTGTAACGACTGCTACAGTATCTGGCGATTCAACTGTTGAAGTACCTAGCGACTTCATACAGATTCGTGATTTTGTCGTACTGACAAACCCAATTCAGCCATTGAGTTACTCTAGCCCATCTGCGTTGTCTAATGACCCCAGAGCATCAGAAGTTGGTGTTCCTAAGTCTTATACGATCTTGGCTAACGAGTTCTTAATGTCGCCTCCTCCTGATGGTGTTTATACACTCAGGCTTTTGTATTACTCTGCGCCAGCATATCTGTCTAACGCAAATACATCTAATGTGTTCTTAAATGTTGCTCCTGATGCGCTACTTTATGCTGCATTGATTGAGGCCGAGCCTTACTTGATGAACGATGCTCGAATTAATACATGGGGAACTATGTATGACAGAGCGATCTCCTCCCTTACCAAGTCTGATGAGAATACTCAGTACTCTGGTGTCCCATTAGCAATGAAACTTACTGCAAGGTGAAACTATGGCTGAAATGTCCAACTACCTCGAAAATGCGTTAATCAATGTAACGCTACGAGCAACCGCTTACACAGCACCAACAACTGTTTATGTGGCACTTTATACCTCTGACCCAACAGATGCTGATACTGGAACTGAGTGTTCTGGTACTAGCTATGCTCGTCAGGCTGTGACCTTTGGTGCGCCTAGCAATGGTGCGACTACCAACTCTGCGGCTGTTGAGTTTCCTCAAGCTGGTGGCTCATGGGGAACGATTACCCATATCGGTATTCGTGATGCCTCTACTGCTGGTAACTTGCTGTATCACACAGCCTTAGATGCGTCTAAGACCATTGCAACTGGTGATGTGTTTCGCATTGCCTCTGGTTCATTGAGCGTTACTTTAGCGTGAGATGGCTGATTTACTGCCTCCGTGGACAATTGATTCGCTAGACAATTTAAAGTCTAGCATTGATGACTTAACACTCACACTCGATAGTCCACTTTACGAAACCTCAGTAACCCTATGGGATGCCTATGGGTCTGTTAGCGCTTCTGCAAGCGTTACAGCCGATGCGACAAGGGTTCAGTTTGGTAGTGGGTCAGTAGATGGTACGGCAACAGTTACGGCTGATGCTGTCAGGGTTCAGTTTGCTAGTGCAAGCATTACAGGCTCTGCAAGTGCTTCATGCGATGCTACGAGAGTTCAGTTTGCTTCAGGTGCGATAGACGCTAATGCGACTGTTACTGCTGATGCGATCAGGGTTCAGTTTGCCTCTGGAAGTATCACAGGTAACGCTGATGTAACTGCAATTGGCACTCGTGTTCAGTTTGCTGATGCGTCAATTACTGGTACTGTAACTGTAACTGCTCTTGGTGGAATCGTAGCCAATGGCTCTGCTTCTGTCACAGGTAACGCAACAGTAACTGCTGACGCTATCAGGGTTCGTGATGCTGTAGGCACAATAACTGGTGCTGCGACATTCACAGCCAATGGTGGCATTGTTGCTGATGCAATTGCGAGTGTTACTTGTAATGCAGATTTTACGGCTTCTGCTTCCGCAATTTACGCAGGAGTTGGTAGCGTTATTGGTACAGCTACGATCACAGCAAAGGGTGTGATTATTGGTGAGAACTGGACACCAGTACCAGAAGACGAAAACACTTGGACTCCTGTATCAACAGACTCAAACACATGGACTGTTGTTTCTAGCGACACAAATACTTGGACACCAATATCAGCTAATGACAACACATGGTCAATTCAGGCTCAAGGAAGTAATACATGGCTACGACAAAATTAGTATTTGGTGAATGGATGCCTGACCAACCTAGCATCTCTGGTGCTTTGGTGGATGCTAAGAATGTGGTTTCTCAGGCTCTAGGTTATGGCCCATTCCCAACAGCGGCTACATTCTCTGCGGCTGCTTCTGAAAACTTGACTACATTGGTAGCAGGTAAAACCCCTGCAAACGCAACAAAACTGTTTGCTGCTGGCTCAACCAAGATATTTGATGTGTCTGGTGTTGGTGCTTTGACTAATGTATCTAAGACAGGTGGATACACACCTAACGCCTCTGGTGATAGATTTAGGTTTACTCAGTTTGGTAATGCGATTATTGGGACTAACAATAGTGACCCAATACAAGTTTACACCTTGGGAACTTCTACAGCATTTGCTGATTTATCTGGTAGTGCGCCTAAGTGCAAGTTTTTGACAGTAGTTCGTGACTTTGTGGTTACTGCGCTGACGACTGAGAGTTCTACTGTTTACCCTGCTCGTGTTCGTTGGTCAGGAATCAATGATGAGACTACATGGGGTTCTAGCCAAGTAACGCAAGCTGACTTTCAGGACATTCCTGATGGTGGTCAGATTGTTGGGATTCGTGGTGGTGAGTTTGGTCTTGTCTTGATGGAAAAAGGTATCTCTCGCATGAGTTATATCGGCACTCCATTTATCTTCCAGTTTGACAATATCTCTCGTGGTAAGGGTTGCATCGCTGCTGGTTCTATTGCACAAGTCCAAGGTGTAACCTTTTTCTTGTCAGATGATGGTTTTTATCTGTGCGATGGTCAGCAAGTTACTGCTATTGGTTCAGAGAAGGTAGATCGTTGGTTCTTTGCCAATGCAGATGAGAGTGGCTTTGACTCCATGTCATCGGCTGTTGACCCTGTACGCAAGTTAGTTATCTGGAACTTTAAAACCACATTTGCACAGCGTAAACTGGTTATTTATAACTTCAACACTAAAAAGTGGACTTATGGAGATGCAGGGACTGACTTTATCTCTGATGCCTCTACCTCTGCCACTACGCTTGAGGGATTGGATTCGATCTCCAACAGCATTGATGCTTTGACAGTATCTTTGGACTCTATCCTTTACATGGGTGGTAAGTACTTCCTTGGTGGTACGAGTGGTGCTTATGTTGTGACCTACAACGGTGCTAACGCTACTGCAAACATCGTAACTGGCGATTTAAACGCTGGTGGAAGATCGGTAGTCACATTGGCTAGACCTTTGATTGATGGAGGCTCTGCGACTGTTTCTGTGGCTTCTAGGACACTTTTAAGTGAGCAACCTAGCTTTGGTACTGCTGTAGCGGCTGACTCTGATAACAGGGTATCTTTAAGGGGTAATGGAAACTATCACCAGTTTCAGGTTATTCCTACTGGTCAATGGAAAACTGCTGTTGCTTTGGATGTTGAGTTTCAAGGTCAGGGGACTCGCTGATGTTCAGAACGCTTCCTCCTTTTGGCGGTGACCAGAGACAAGTTTCTGAGGTTGTCCGTGGTTTGATGGATGGCAAGTCTAACAACACAGGGACTTTGACTCTGGCAACTGGTGGTGCTACTACCACTACGCTGAACGACAGAAGGATTAGTGCAGACAGCGTTATCTTGTTTGCGCCTAGTTCTGCTGCTTCTTTTGTGGACTATATGCCCTATGGGGCTTTTCAGAGTCTTGTTGACCAAACTGTTGCTACAGCTAACACGGCTTACGCAATGACAATGGACACCACAGACTACTCGAATGGGATTACTTTAAGCAATAGTTCTAGGCTGAATGTAAAAAACGCAGGTATTTATAACTTCCAATGGTCTGGTCAATTTGAAAATACTGACTCACAAGACCATGATGTTAGGGCTTGGATAAAAGTTAATGGAACGAATCTTACTGGCTCAACAGGATTCTTTGCTGTTCCTAGCAAACATGGCTCAGTTAATGGTCATGGTTTAGTTGGGTGGAATTATTTCCTAAGTTTAAATGCAAATGATTACATTGAACTTTGGTGGGAGACTGATAGCACTACTGTAAGTCTTCAAGCCTATGCTGCTGGAACAAATTACCCATCTACGGCATCTTTAATTACTACGATGAACTACATCTCTCCATCGGCATTGACAAACATTTATGCAAGTTCTCAGGGACAGGGTACGGCAACAATCACTCATTTTGCTAATTCAACGGCTGATAAGACATACAAATATGTTGTTATTGGTTAATTTTCAATTTATAATGGATTCCGTGGATGACCCGCTATGGAATCCGAAACTCTAGGAGTAAAACATGGCGACTACTACCACATCCACAATTGACCCAACAATCCAACCATTCTTATCTTATGGTTTGACTGAGGCACAGAAGTTATATGAAACTGGTGGCCCTCAGTACTATGGTGGTCAGACTTATGTAAGTCCTAGCACTACCACTCAAACTGGTATTCAGGCTTTAGAGGCTCGTGCTTCTCAGGGTAATCCCTTACTTTCATCTGCACAAGGACAGCTTCAGAACACTATTTCTGGTGGGTTCTTGCAAGGCAATCCATTCTTTCAGGGTGCGTTTCAACCAGCGGCTCAAGCGGCTCAGTCTAGGTTTGAGCAGACATTAGGTGATGTTGGTTCTGCGGCTTCTCGTGCAGGTCGTTATGGTGGTGGTGCAATGCAGACACTACAAGATCGTGCGAGTGGTCAGTTTGCTAAAAGTTTGGCTGATACGGCTGGTGCTTTGGCTTATCAGAACTACGAGGCAGAGCGTGGTCGCCAGCAAGCGGCTACGATGGCTGCACCTGAGATGGCTCAAGCTGACTACCAAGACATTCAGAATATGTTGGCGGCAGGTCAGGCTCGTGA